GGAACAATTGAGTCTGTTAACGGATTTACAATAAATTCAAATCTTGAAGTATCCAGAGAAAAAGTAAATGATTTTGGAGATAGAGTTGGATTTTTAAATGATTATCAGCAGAGAATATCTGATAATGATTATTATCAGAAGTTTTCTTACTCAATAAAATCTGATGTTAATTATGAAGATTGGAAGGAATCAGTAAGAGCATTAGTTCATCCAGCAGGATTCAAAGAATTCTCAGATTTGGATATAATCCAAAAGGCTTCAAATTCAATGAATGTTGGGGTTGGAGATTCTTCATTAACTATCTTAGCCAATATAGATGGATATGGGTCAATGTACTCAAGATCTAATTTTTCAATGGTTTTAGAGGATGATCAATTTGAAGATGGTTCCGTTGAAAGAATATTATTCCCTGAAGGGGTTAGTTTAAAATCATATATTTTAAGTAAAACAAATAAAGTTATAAAAATTGATGATATAAGTGATCAATTTACAGGATTTACAACTACAACTGGTGGAAAAATAGTTGGGTTGACTACATTTAAATTGAAAAATAAAGGAACCTCACTTTTCTATCATGAATTTTCTGGAATTAGCACTTCAACAATAAATTTAAGTGTAGATTCATTTAATATTAGAAATCATAATTTCCAATCTGGACAGAAAATATATTATGAAATAGGTTCTACAAATATAGATCCAATTTGTCTAGCAGAAAATACTGTTGACTCTTCTTTTAGTTATAATATACCAGAAACATTTGATACCCAAATACTCACATTTGATAGTTTAAATCAAACTATGGATCAAAACTAAAATATAAATAAAAATAAAGAAGTTTCTATTGTATAATGGCAAAACTAGGAATAAATACCGGTTCTACACCAAATGATGGTACGGGGGATACCCTTTTAGCAGCTGCTTTAAAAATAAATCAAAACTTTACTGAGATTTATACCACACTTGGTGATGGATCTAATTTATCCGGGGTTGTGACTTCTCTTGTTGGTTATGCCACAGAAGGGTATGTTGATAACGCAATACTAGGAATAGGAACGGGAATTGGTGGAGGTGGAGAATCTTATTGGACCCCAACAGTATCAGGTATTCATACACTTTCTAATGTTGGAATAGGAACCACAAATGCGGTAGATAAATTAACTGTCCGTGGTGGTGATATCTCTGTTGGGGTTAGCACATCTCACGGTGTTATTCTTACATCACCAAATGGAACTAGATTCCGTCTCATCGTTGCTAATAATGGTTCTCTAAGTACTGTTGCAGTCTAATAAATAATCAAAAGTCATAATTATTTTAATGTGAATGGTTTTAATAAAAAAATAAAAACAAATATATGCCTACAAGAGTAGTTCCTGGTTCTGGTGCAATTCTACAACCAACTTTTGATTCAAATTATGGTGTAGTCTCAGTAAGTGTCATTGATGGTGGATCTGGGTATGCATCTACAGACCCACCAAAAATAACTATACAAGGGACTAATCCTCCAATTGTTGAAGGGATATTTTATCCTGTTATAAATCCAAGTGGTGAAATTTCAAGGGTAGTAGTAATTGAACCGGGAAGTGGATATACTCCTGTTGAAGTTGGGTCAGGGCAAAAAATAGGAATAGATACAACTGCTTTCGTAGAAAGTTCTCTTATTGTACAAAAAGGACTTGATACGTCATCTCCATACATTTCTGTTGCATCAACAGAATCTAATATTATAATGGGAGTAATTGGAGGTAATGGTTCTTCTTTATATGAAAATGGATACAATATTGCAATTTCCACTGCAGTAGTTGGAACTTCTGCTTCAATAACTCCAGATTTCTCATTAAATCAAAATAGGTTTTATGGATTTACAGAACCATTTCCTGCATATTATACTAGTGGAATTGGAACTGATGCTAAATTTAATGTCTTTATAGTATATGATTCAGGGACAGGAATCCCAATATCAACATCAGTGATTTTGAGAACTGGAGGAAATGGATACTCTGTTGGAGATACAGTCTCCATTTCCGGAACATTTATGAATGGAACTTCACCAGCAAATGATCTTTCATTTACAGTTTCTTCGGTAACAAATACAAGAATAGTTTCTGCAGCAAATAGTACATTTTTAAATTTACCATCAGTAACTTTAATTGGATTTGGTACTGGAGCAAAATTTAATGTTTCAAGAAATTCATTTGGTGATATATCAATAATAAATGTTGTCAATGGTGGTTCAGGATACGCATTGACAGATAAAATTAGTATAGCAGGAACTTATATAGGTGGTTCAACCCCACAAGATAATTTACTAATTTCACCAGCAGTTTTGGGAACAAATAAATTACCCAAAAATTTGTATGTAATAAAAACAAGTGATAATTCATTTAAAGTATCAGGATTATCAACTTCAAATGAATTAAATTTAGTATCATATGGAATTGGAACAAACTCATTTACTTTTAATGATCCAAACGCAAGTTCGATAATTTCAATAGATAATATTATACAAAGTCCTTTATACAGAACCGACTTAACATTAACTTTATCATCATCTGTAGGAGTTACAACTGATATAATATTTGTTTCTTCTGGATTATCATCAATTACTAGTTATGATATTTTGAGAATTGATTCAGAATTTATGAAAGTTAAAAATATAGGATTTGGATATACTAATGCAATACAAGTAAATAGAGGTGTTTTAGGATCAAAAAGAAATGCACATTTTAATAACTCAACTGTAAATATATTAAAAGGGAATTTTAATATAGTAAAAGATGTAATATATTTTACTGACGCTCCTTATGGTCCGGTTGGACCAGAAGGTTTGACAGTAAATTCATCTTTTAATGGTAGGGCATTCTCAAGACAATTTGATCCAAGTTTGGAAAATGATAAAAATATAATTTTTGATGATATATCAAAAGATTTTGTAAGTACATCATCAACTGAATTTTATCTAAAATCAGAAGGAGAAAAGGTAGTAGGAATTTATACAGATACTAACTCAATTATTGTTGGAAATATTGATATTAACAACAATCCTATTATTTTAATTAATGGTATTCCTCAGATTTCAGAGACAGATTTTACGATTGATACTCCAGGAAACAATAGACTGAAGTTTCTTTCTGGATTCCCAATTTCTGGAAAAATCTCTAGAGTTGCTATAAGCACAGGATATGGTTATCAACCCCTAATTGGTGCAGGAGCATCTGTAATTGTGTCTGCTGGTGGAACTATATCACAAATAATATTACTTGGTTCTGGAAGTGGATATAGGACACCACCAGAAATTAAATTACAATCAATAGTAGGTTCTGGAGCATCATTCTCGGCAACTATTGGTGCTGGTGGAACTATTACAGGAATTTCAATAGTCAATCCAGGAAGTGGATATACATCAAATCCAGTTCCAAATGTTACAGTTGGAGTGCCAACAGGATATAGTGATTTGCCACTAGAATATATTTCTGGATCTAGTGGTAATGGATATGGTGCTAAAGCATCTGTAATTGTTGGTAATCAATCGAATGTAATTCAATTTGATTTAGAGGATTCCGGTCAATTTTATAAAGTTGGAGACACATTAAAAGTTTCTGGAATAACTACTAACCCATTAATTGGAATTGGATTCAGTGAGTTTAGAATTACTATTGAAGAAACATTAAGTGATAGATTTAGTGGTTTTTATCCAGGTCAATTCGTACAATTTGATGATATCTCATCTTTCTTTAATGGCACAAAGAAAAAGTTTACGTTAACTGTAACACAAGGAGCAATTACAGAGGTTTTAAGTCTAAAAGTTGATCCAAGCACAGATTTAACTTTAGAAAATAATCTATTCATATATTTAAATGATGTTTTACAAGAACCGATAGTATCATATACATTTAATGGGTCCAGAGTAATTTTTAACGAAGCACCAAAAGCAAATTCAAAATGTACGATACTATTCTATAGAGGATCTGATCTAGATGTAGAGCAAATAGATCCCCCACCATCAATTAAACCAGGTGATTCAGTTCAAATTATTGAGAATATTCTTGACCCAACAGATAGGTCACAATTTGAACGTATCGTTAAACGAATAGTTTCATCAGAATCATTGGATACATTTACTTATGATAGTGTCGGTATAAGTACAGACCAAACAAAAGAAAGACCGTTAGTTTGGACAAAACAAACATCCGATTTAATTATTAATGGTGTTCTCTATTCAAAATCTAGACCAGATTTAAAATCTAGAATTATTCCATACACAAAAATAATTAAGAATGTCGCAAAAGATGATAGAGAAATTTATGTCAATAATGCTT